TGTTTAGGGTAAGACTGGATGCCGCTAGTTTAGTAACTACTGCTAATATAAAATTTTCCATGCCTGCTAAATTGCCTTGGTTGTCAAATGCTGGCGTAGTCATAAGAATCTTAAAGTTTGCTAAAGGTGCGATAGTTATGTAGTCGTTATTGCTAGGTGTTAAATAAGGATCACCAGGGGTAACTACTACGCTGTTAGCCAGAAGTGTTGCTGGTGGAAATGAAAAGGTTGACCACACGCCTGCGTTTGCTAAGTCTGTTGCAAGTGTGCTGCGTAGTGTAGTTATTGCAGCTGGCATTAGCCGACCAGTGAATTAGGACTAGAATACGGCTGGATGAGACCACGCACTCTGTTAATCAGCTGATAACCCATCCGATATGGGCTGGCAGTGATCCCATCCATACCGACCCCACCAGTCTGGCTAACTTGTCTAGCTTGCCAGATATCTACGGCTACGATCATGGCCGCTTCTCGTATTGCAGGGGTGCTCGCATAAGCTTGGGTCTTGTGGTCTGGGCCTGTGGCTACGCCATAAGGTACTACCTTGTGAAAAGTTTGATTTGTTGCTGTTCTTGCATATTGCACAAATGAATATCCGCTTGGATAATTATTTTGTCCGTACTGATACATGAATACTGGTATAAGGCTAGTTGTACCTGTGCTTGGCGGTATTGTGCCAGTAATTGTGTAAGTGCCGTTAAATGGCGCACCACACCCACTTACAGTTATTGATTGTGTGGCTACAAATGCATTCGGATTTGCTATCATAAGTGTTGCTACGTTATTTTGTAATGATGTGCCTACTACTGGGGCAGTGTTAAACCATAAATATTGATTGACTAAATCTTCTGCTGATTGGCAGCATTCTTCAACTGTTGCGGATGTATAAAGTGTGCCAATACCTAAATTACTGCGTAACTCAGCTTCGGTTACATAACTGGCTGGCATCTTTACTCCTTGTCTAAAAAAGCTCCCTAGGGCTAGGGCTACTAAACCCTAGGGATTATTTATTTAATCGGTGTTATCAGGTCTTCTTGTACTTTAAGATTCCGTTAGGCATTTTGGCAAGTGTTGCCATGTAACCATAAATTGCAACCTGCACCTGTAGATTTGATACTACGTTTACAGACATGAAGTTTTGTGCTGAGCGATAAACTGTAAATGCTTCTGGTGCAAGGATAACAGCAGAATCATCATCAAATGTAGTAGCTGTAAAGTTCTTATCTACATATAGATCAAGTCCAAGTACAGATCCACGAATTGATTGTGGGCCAACTTGACCAGCAGCGTTCATAGGTTGTAATGCATTAAATACTGGACGCTTTGTTGTATCTTGTGCACCGATTAACGCACCCCATTGTGCTGGGTTAGCGATGTAATTTTGTGCAAAGTAACCAGTGTTTTTATACACTTCACGTGCGCCTTCTGTAGTAAATGCAACAATACCATCTAGATCAGCAGTTGTATTTGTGCCGTTCATACCAGCTGCAAGAATTGCAGTTAGTACTGTGGTATCAAGTGTCTTTAAATATGCTTGTGTTAATTGATTAGTTAACTCCTCATAAAAGCCAGGATATCCTGCTCTTTCTAGAAGCTCAATAGATAGCGTATTCATGCCACTGTACTTAGATACAGTTGCTGATAAATAATTTGTTTCCATTCCTGTTGCTGCTACTGCGCCGCCTTCGGCTTCTACAGTTACAGTTGGTGCTACACCTGTACCGCCGCCACTTGACGTAACAAGTGAAGGTACATTGATTGTCATGCCGTTTGGTGGTAATACACCTTGTGAACATGCATCAATAGCAGGTGTGCCAAAGCGTGTGTTAGTTACAAACTCGGCTAGATATTGTGTTGGATTAAATGCGCCGTTATTTGAGAACGCATCATCCGCTGCTGTTACATATAGCTTTGAATCATCATTACCTAATGCAGCCTTGATCTTATGCTCTGTGTAAGCAGCCATAGATGTAATTGGCGTACGAATAGTTGTTTGGATAAGTGGTGCTGTAATTGTTGGGCGTGCGGCTTCTACTGTAGGAGTAGCAGCCTCTGCCTTTGCTTCTTGTGGTGCTGTTGCTAAATCTTCCACAGGAGTCTCGCTTTCTTTTATTGGATTGGTGTCCTCTGCTTCGTTTTCACTAGCAGCAACTTTAGTTACCTGAGCGTTACTAAACGCTGGGCTTTCTACTAGGCTAACCTCTTTTAAGATTGCGCTAGTTACATATAGATAATCTTTTTTCTGCACAGACTTGTTTACGTCTACGCCTACAGATAGCCCGTCAATTAACTGCTCACTTGCTAGCACTAAAGCATCTTGGCCTTGCATAGATGCACTGATCTTAAAGCTAGCGTATATGCCATCTTCTGCTTTGTTAAACTTTTGCATGCGGCCTATTGGCTTATCGGCTTGATGTTGCATAAGCATCTTGACCTTGCCTGGGTCGCCTATTTCAATAGAATCTTTAGCAAAGACCACTTTACCTACAGAAGTATTACCTACTTCTTCAAAGGGTACGATTTTGCCTGCTATAACTCTGCGCTCATTATCTGCGCTTTCTATCTGACTACTGAATGTAAGTAGCATTGTCGCTCTCATTTCCGTTTGGTGTTAGGTCTTCCATTTCTTTTGCTTGATCTAAATCTATAAGTCCTAGCGTTAGCATCTTTTCTATTGTCTCTAATCTTGCTTTATCATCTGATCTTAGGAAAGTCTCACTAATGTTAAAACGCACAATATGTCCAGCAGCTGTTATATCGTTCATGCTTAGGCGATCTTCTATGGCACAAATATAAGGCTGTAGTGAATAGGCTACAAATTCTTTACGGCCATCAATTATATTCTGATAAGTCATGCTGTTATTCATATCTGCACTTATGTAATATGCAGGTACGTTCATCGCACGTGCGACCTGTGTTGCTAAATACTGTTGGGATTCTGAGTACATCATATCTTTAGGACTAAAGCCGACTGCCTCGTAAGATAATGTGCTAGTTAAGTATGCTGTACTTCTATTTTGACGTGCAGACTTCCATGCAGCTAGTAAACCTTGTACTTGTGATTCTGGCATATCTGCGCCAGTGTTTTTAATAAATCCTGTTGCCATAGGTGTTGCAGCAGATACAGCTGCGGCTTTTTCTAAATCTAATGCGCTTTGTATTGTACGTGCAGACGTTTGTAATACACCTTGTGTTAGTCCTTGGAATGTAATAAGTGAACCAATACCAGACATAGGTGCTTTAACACCATCTACAAAGTATTCATCTACTTCTGTGCCAAACTTGTTAGTAGTGAATGTAACTCGGTTATTAGCAACCCATTCAAATCTTGATGGTCGTAAATCATCTGCATACAATTCTGTAATGCGCCAATATGCGACACCGTAAAATATAAGACTATCGACAGTCCACGAGATAGTGACGGATCGTGGCTGTCGAATATCTGGCTGATCGCACCAGAGTGGCTTCGCTAATTCTGCACCTGTAGATTTTTTATACAGCTCTAATGGTAAGTAACTTACTACACCTGCAATTAAATTACGGCAACGCGACACAGCTGGTACTTGCATGGCTAAATTGCGATCTAATCCGCCAGGGAAATTACCTACACCTGTAGTAAATGAACCATAGCCATAAGCTGTGTCCATAATGGCAGGGGCGTATTGCGCTTGGACAGATTCTTTTTTATTGGTTATACCCAAAGCAGACAATAGACCCATATGTATACTTTATACCATAAATAGGACTTATGGTGCAAGTTAGACAAGTATTTGCGCGGTTTGCTGTGGTCGTGTCAACTGGCTTACAACCATAGCCAAAGATATTGCAGCTTGAACATCTCCACTAGATTTTCTACGTATTATGCGCCAGCCAGCATCGCTAGTCTTAGCTGCACAGTTATTAAGATGCTGTACTAGATCTGCTTGACCACTATGCACCATTCGCCCGTTTGCCATAGCATCTGATAGATCCGAACATGCCTGGTAGAAGGCTTGACCTGACACATCTTGCATACGCCATCCGCTTTGCTCTAATCGTGTGGCTATTGACTGCGTGGCATACTTGTCAAAGCAGATTATATGTGGATGGTACTTACGTGCCCACTCGTTTATATCGCTAGACATTTTTATCTCATCTATTGCAATATC